ATGCCATGGCATAACGCCGTCCCAAATTCCAGAGGTCGCTCAAACTTGCCGCGCATGCCTGTAAACAGAACAGGCAATCGCATGTAGCGGTTTTCAGCCGAAAGCGGGGCGCAATGCCCGCGCGGGCGGTACGCGTCAGCCTCTTCGCCAGCCACTTGGGCAGCGCGATTCAGGCCCCACTGAAAGCGATCCTGGATTTTACGCTGAGCCGTCACTCAGGCATCTCCAACTATACCAGCAACGCGACCGACGCGCTACTAAGCGCCGGACCCGGGGGAACCCCGAAAAATGCACACAGGCGCCTGCTCCAGTCTTCGAGCAAACGCACACGGTCCTGAGCCTCCGAGCGGTTGCGGGTCCAAACAGCAGCCTGGTCCGTATCCATGCTCTCTGCTGCACGGGGAACCCCAAGTTCAAGCCCGCGCAGTTGTGCCAGGTAGAGCCGAACCACGCCCTCCTCGTCCGAACTCAGGTTGTTCATCCTGAATTCGAGCAACCCATAAACCTGATAGAACCGCCAGTTTTCGAAACCGGCCGCCCCGGCACCATAGGCCGGATATCCGCAAAATCGGCGGCTATCCACCTTTTCCGAATCCAACAGCATTATAAGTAGGACCCGTCGCCACGAGTAAATAGCACGGTGCCCGAGCCGCTTGCCAGAACGGCGGCCGCATAAGTAATCAGCGGATTAACTGCAAGAACCACGCGGGCGTTCGGCAGCACAGGCATATCACCTGAAGAAGCCATAACTGTGGCGTCTGCTCCGAACCGTACGTAAGCAACCGATGGGGCAGTATTTGTTACCACGACCGACTCGCCGCCACCGGTAAGAGCCACGTTCGTCGAGGCCACCCCACACCCCATTGATACCGTCCCGGCAGCGCGGAAAGGTTGAATAGACCCCGTTGACATAGTCAGGTGACCTCCTTTCCCGTTACCCGATGTGCTCGATCATAACCGCGCGCTTGAACGCCGCATTGGTCGCGGTGGGAATGGTGGTCGGATTGGTGGTTGTATCAGATGGCGCACAAAAGCCACCCATCCAATACCAGGATTGAGCGATAATCTGCTGCAGTCGATCAATGGGCTCGCGCGTGACCATCGCGACCCCATCAACCAGCACTACAATCGAGTCCTTTGGGGCCACATCGGGATCCGCCATTCCCGCGAAATCACCCTCGATCAGTGCACCCTGGCCACAAATGATCGGCCGCCTGACGAAGAGCCCAGCCAGGGCAGGATGCTGCTGCACGAACGCCTCAGTAGTCGGGATGAAACGCAAACCGAGGAATTCGTTCACCATTCCCTGCCGAAACACCTGATTGGCCGAGGTCGCCCCCTGGAACAACTGCTTAAAATCAGGATCGGCAAACAATTGTCTCGCAGAGACCGGATCCAGATAGCAATTGTAAACGCCATCAATCTCCGGGACCGCGTTCATGCGAAGCTTGGCGACGGCATCCAGAAGGCAGCTCATGGACAACGTATCACCCGCCATCAAAGCGGCCGTATTCCCGCGCTGCAGCGGACGGATAATGACGGAAGCACTTGAGGCCGTGACGGTGTTTCCCGCCGTTCCGTCAGAGGTCGACACATTTTCCGAAAACGTCAGGACACCGGAGAACCCATTCGGCGCCGTGGAAACGTTTGTCGCATCAACCGCAACGCCGACCAGCATATAGGCATTGGATCCTACCGTGACAGTAAGCGGGTTCGTAGAGCTAACCGGCTGCTGCACGCCATTGACAAAGCAGTTCTGAAAGCCGCGCACATCGTCCACAGCAACAGTGGGGCCCGCGTTCGACAAGCTCGTGCGGAGGCGCGTATTGCCGCCAAAATACGCATCGAACAGGGCGTTTCGCGCGAGTTCGTCCAGGCTCCTAGCAGCCTGCTCCCCATTGACGTAAGCATTTTGTAGAAACTGACTTGCAATTCCAACGCGGCTGGTCACAATGTTCAGATCTGTTGTCGCGGCATAATGGTTGATTGTCAGTGTATACTGCTCAACCCCCCAAGTAGTCGGCGTAAGTCCGTTATCGAGATTGGTGTTCGTGGCCGGGGCCAGTGGGGTGGTCACACTAGGCTTCAGCCCCGCTCGAGTTTTCGTAAGCGTCTCACCAACACCCACCGCGATCTCTTCTCGATCCGCGCACATGCGGTACTTCAGCCGCGATGTCAGCGCATCCTGAAACTCTCGCTCCAGGTAACCCTGCTGTATTATCGGTTGAAGTGATTGCGGGAAATTCTGAATGCCCATTTATACAAGTTCCCTATATAACGAGTGGAAATAATGATTCCTTACAAGCGCCGCTTGAGCAATGCAGTTCGGGCAGCCCGATACTCTTGTTCCGTCATCTGAAGAGCGCTCTTCTGGGCTGGCTGCTGCGCGACAGGAACAGCTGCTGCACTCGACGATGATCCGGCGCCGAATAGCCAAGGCTTACGGCGACGGAGGTCGGCAATCGCTGTAGCCGCTCCAGAAACCGCCCCGTCCTGCTCGACCTTGACTCCCGATGTATCTGCCAGCCGCAAACCATCGAGATCAACGATGCCAGCCCGCAACGCTTCGGATTTTAACTCGGACATGATCAGGCGCGCCTGGGTTTCCCGCTGCAGTTCCGAAAGTTGTTTCTCCAAACCGTCCGCTCGCAGACGCAACTCGGCGAGCTGCGCCTCCGTGACCTCTTTCGGTGATTCAGGGCTCATTTCGCTCATTCAGGCACTCCTCACACTCAGCCACTCCGTCCGCACGTATTTGGGCAATCTCCCCACTGACGTCCTCGACGTCATACACCGAAGCCAGTGTCTTTACCGCGGTCTCGCGGCTGATCAATCCTGCACCCGAAAGTGTGCACAGGGTCTGCGCATCCTTCTGCCTATCATCCGCCGTTGAGGGGACCCAATTAGGCCATTTAAGCGACAACGGCGCTGATACATCGAGCTTTGTAACCTGGCGACCCTGCACGATTAGCGGATACTTTGCTGAAGCCGCCACTATCATCCGTGCCAACTGCAGTACCGCACCCTCTCCATAGCTGATGCGCAGGTTGTCTGCGAGCCAGATAAGACCTTGGTTCATAAGTTCCAAGGCACGTCCCGATTGTGCCGCTGTAAGTCGGTCAGCACTCGCTCGATTGCCATGAATGCTCTCAAGAGCCAACTCCCTCAGCACTCGAACATACTCCAGGACAGCACTCGCTGCGGTCCCCCCAATCTCTAGAAGCTTTGCATCTCCTTTTTCACTGACAATCAGTGCATTGGCGGCGCTCTTAACAAACTCAGAGCCAGTTATTGATGACTCTTTGATTAGAAGCGTCGGATCGCTGCTGTATTTCAATCCTCTACCAGCCTGGCTGAGCTGGTAGTCAATCTCGATCTGTGTCTCTATGGCAGCTCGGAACGTACATGCACCGTCGCATCGCGCGCCAGTGGCGGAAGGTCCTGGCAGATTACGGATCCACACGATGGGCACGAACCCAAGACCATGCTTGACCGTGCGGGTTATGTCTAATGGCGGCTCGGTAGAACCGGCCCCGATCTTCGTGGGAAGAAACCACGCTTCGGTCTCCATGTCCCACTCTCGGTGGAACCAATAGACAGCGTCGGTGTCGTCCACCGTGTAGCCCAACCGTGCTAACTCTGCTCCGCCTACCTTGTAGCTTTCCGTCACCCTCAATAGCTCATCCGGAGCCTGCGGGTCCCACACCGGAGTAAGGTACTTCGTGTCGAGTACATCAAGGAAAATCCGGCTCTTTAGCACGCGGAACAGTATAGCCGACGATCCGACGGATCCACGAATAGCCGCTTCGGTCAGGACTGCATTCAGCCGACACTCCTTACCAATGCAGGCAAGAGCTCGGCGGGTCTCTGGGTCGGGACAATCGATGGCCGGAAAATGCCCTTCACTGAACAGCAGCGAAACGCTGTCCTCAACGACAATCCGGGACAAGCCGTACCGCACACTTGGCTGTCGATTTCGTAGCGGAATGTACTCGCCGCCCGCAGTTCGTTCCATATGAAACTCGTAGGGCAGCACGTCGTACAGTGAACCTTCGAGCACGCGGCCTAGAATATCCAATGTGCGGGCACGTTCCGGCAGATCTGGATCGCGCGGAATAAAGCTCGTTATTGTTTCAAACATATAGACCGCCAGCTAGCGACCAATAAGGGGAACTTGTACGCGCCGAGTGGCCGGAGGCGCCCCTGCCAGGAGCCCAAACGCCCGACATAGTGCGTCCACCTGATCGTCCTTGTTGCCATACGGGAACGATCCCAACTCCTCCACAAAATCCGAATTCCATGTAGCCTTGATCATAAGAATATTGCCGGCCTCGACCTGAGACGACACCGCCGCCGCCCGCGTAAGCTTCGAACCGGTCTCCCGAGATGAAACCACAATTCGGCCAGCCAAGCGGCGCGTCAGATACGCCGCTTGCACCTTACCTGCCTGTCCAGGATCTTCCGGAATTCCAATACGCACCAAGTCGCCGTCTCGCTCGGCTGTCTCGACCATTGCCTGCTCCACCTCAAAGGGCGTGCCTCGCAGGCGCACCACGTCAGTGATGATCCACCGGCCATCAGCCCGCGCCACCAGCTTCAACCCAACGGTCCAATCTGGATTATTGTGCCCGTCTGAAACCGTTGCAGCGAGATCCCACGCTCGCACCGCTTCCCCGAGAAGCTCCGTGGAACCCAGATCAACAAGCGCCAAATTCGCGACCTTGAATAAGCCTCCCTGCATCGGCCGTGGTCGCTGCTGAAACAGCGCGGACCAGGCACGTTCACCTACAGCCGCTCGCTTGCGGGATAGGGCGTTGCTATCCTCCCACTCAGGCCACAGCGCCTCACCAATTTTACGCCCGAGGGGATCGCCTTCTTCGGCCAGGGCCGGTAGGCATAACAGATGCCAGTTATCCGATCGGCTGCACAAAAGACGTCCTGCCAAGTCGTCTTCATGCCATCGCGTCATAATCACCGCAAGCCGACCATTCGGTTTCAGACGGGTAATCAAGTCTGTTCGATACCAATCCCACATACGGTCGCGATGCCACTTGCTTTCAGCTTCCGTATGCGACTTAATTGGGTCGTCAATCAGTAACAGATCTGCTCGCCTCCCCACCAACGGTCCTCGGACACCAGTAGCGAAATAGTCCCCGCCGCGGTCGGTTCGCCAACGTCCAGCACCCCGGCTATCGGACGCTAATCGGTATCCAAGATACTCTTCATGTTCGCCGACTAGGCTTCGAACCTGCCGTCCAAAGTTAATGGCGAGATCAGCCGTATGCGAAGCCGCAATAATAGAGCTGCGGGGATACATGAGAAACCACCAAGCCGGAAAAAGTACCGAGGCATAGGTTGATTTCGCCGAACCCGGCGGCATCAATACCATAAGCCGATCAACTTCTCCTCTGCTCAGAGATTCCAGTTTTGAGAGCAACAATTTTTGGTGCCGGGCTGGCCGCAGGCCTACTGGTTTTAGCGCCTTTGTTACCCAATCTAGTAAACCGGTCTGCGGCCGCGCGTTTGGCTGCGGCCCCCGGTAGTCTAATGGAGACCCTGCCATGCCGTGAAATAAGGGAGGTCAGATCAAATAATCTGATGAAAGCGAAACACTCTGCGCTAGCCGATTGCGCACTCGTATAAAAAATCGTTCATGTCTTGGTTGGGGTTTGGTAACCTTCAGCCGCGCTGGTGGCCGGGATGTTCCGAACGCATCGCGCCATCATGCCGAAATACATAGGCCAACTTGGGGCGGATGGGCAAGAAGAATCGGATAACATTCCTAACTGGCGATGCCGCCGTTTTAAGGACGCGGCAAATCAGCCATCCCAAATTCATTCCGACATGCAACCAGATTTGACGCAAAACTGACGGTAGCTGACGTTTATTGACGGTCTTGCTATCTATTTCCGTACAGACACCTGCGGCATGGTCGGCTCCGGTTCAATGAGACCCGGGCAAAGGAGACGACGACTATGACCCATCTTACCCCGCTGTTTCCAGATTCGTTCAGCACTGCCACCGTGATACCTCAGCGGACCCCGAGCCTTCTGCTGCTCGACGACGATCCAGTCGTGGCACGGCAACTCGAACCTATCTGCCAGTTTCTCGACGTCTCCATGGAATATGTCTCGCCCGAAGCCAACCTCAATCAGAAGCTGCGGGAGTCTAATCCTATGGGGGTCATCGCCGCGCTAGACGCGGCCGAACAGGACGGCTTCCATGTGATGAAGCTCGTCGCTGCGTACGACCCCACGCTACCCATGCTCGTCCTCACAGATGATGATTCAAACCTCGCCGGTGCAGCCGACGCGGTCGAGGAGGTCTGGCATCTCACCTCAGTCACACAAAGCTCCTCATTGCCGGACGTCGGCCAGGTCGTCGAGTTTCTCTGCTACGCGGGCCGGCAAGGTAACTGCCTGAGCCTTATGCCTGCATGAGCCCACCCGACACGCCAGCAGTTGACCAGGTGGCGGGCGCAGTCACCGGAAGGAAGTCTCTTCGGAACCGGTTGTCGGCCGGACTCATACTCCTCTGCCCGTTGCCGCAATCGGACT